TAAAATGTGGTGGCATTATCCTATTTTTAAAGTTGGGTCATATACACAAATTAATAATAATTTAAAATATCCAAATAATCCAGATACCGGTTCGTGTATGCCTTCCGATTTTTGCGGGTCGATATATAAAGAACAACAAATACACTCAAATATTTCGAAGGTTTTACCTCCTGTAAATTCTTCAGGAGGTATTCGTGTAAATTATTATAACGCAGAATAATTAGATTGAGATTCTTCGAGTGTTTCCGTTATTAGTTTATATTGGACTATTTCAACCTTACCTGTATCTTTATTTATAGATAATAAACAATTCGTATCTACTTCTTCTTTTTTTTGTTTTCTGGTTGGTGCTCTATGTTCGTATCCGCGGATTCTTTCATTGATTATAGTATTCCATAATTTTTGGATTTCTGAAATATTACTTTTAAACCACATAGTATTCCTCAACACTAAAACACAACTATATTTTTCTAATTTCCAATGAATATTTTTAATCCAATCCATATCTGAATAAATAGACATTTGTTCTGCTTCCCATATGTCAAACTCGGTTTTATCCATATGTAATGGTTTATAGATATATACAGGAACCCCGTTATTTTTAGAAAAATACATTATAATTCCTTTTATTTCTCCTATTTTGGTTTTTAAAAAATCATCCCCATCATTCATAAAATCGGTTTCATTTTCATACTCAACAAATTTTGTTTCTAAAAAATCACACTCCTCTAAATTACAAATTTCTAACTGAAGTTGCATTTGTATCCAATACTCTTTTTTAGGAACTCCATCAATTACACGATTAACGATATTTTTAACTTCAAGCATACGTCCATATCTTGGTGAATCAACTTTAACATTAATACCATCAGGTGATGCTCCTAGAAAATCATAATTGGTGTGTTTTATACATCCAAATTCTTTTATTTCTGTATTATATTTATCTTCGTAAAACATAACTGATAATGGTTCATATTTTTGCCCCCAATGAAGCGTTGAATTTACATTTACCTCTTTATCTGGTATATTTGCTATAATTGGTATTGGTTGACACTTCTCATAAATTAATTGATTTTGACTACATACACTATCAAAAATTTTATGTGCGTTACTTGCCGTAATTAAGTTGTGTCTAAAAGTATACCATTCCGGTGACCGTTGGACGTGTTGTGGTTGATTTAATAGTTGTTGTATTTTATCAGAAACAACAGTAATAATCGGGTTAGTTATTATTATACTACTATCAAAAGAACGCCTTGGAAAAATAGAAGAATAAAATATCTCAAATGTCTCATCGATATAATTATATAATTCTTCTTCATATAAATCATTTAATAAAATTTGTTCTTCAAATTGTGTTAAACATAATCCACGAATTTCATTAACACACGTAGAATGAAAATCGGGGTCAGAAATTAATGTTGGGTTTTCATTAACATACTCATAAATTTGTTCAAGAGTTGTTTCAATAAAATCTGTCAACATATCGTCATCCATTATTAATGGATCGTCGTCTAAAGCTACTATACTATCAATTATATTTTCAAGGGTTTCCAAATCATTAAGATACATGTTATATTAATTAACACCTTGTTTTTAATTTACTTTTATATATTCTGTAAAACATCCCCGATAACAATATTGTGTTTATCCTTTATCGTCCCAGTTGTTTTTTTTGGAGGCAAACTTTTTAAGGTTGATATTCTTTTATCCAAACTTTTTAAAGTAAAATGCTTATGTTGCTTATTATATATAAGTGCCGGGATCTCTTTAATTATTCCGGTATTTTTATCATAAATAACATCCTTTACTTTTTGTAGTTTTTTTCTCTCCAAACAATCCTTAAAAAAAGTAATTAAATGACTTTCTTCTTCATCATTTAAATTATTAGTTTCTTTATATGTTTTGACATAACACGCCAATTTTTTCATTTTAATTGTATTATCCAATTTACACCATGGACCGTTGACATTAAGTTGTTGCTCAGTTTCTAAAAATTTCTCCAAAAAAGAGATATCATTAGTTGTTAGTTTTGTTTCCTTTTTTGGGGTTCTATTTAATAACATCGTTTTATATTTGATATTTTTTAATTCGTGACACTCTTCATTAATTGTGTTTTCCATTATATTATATTATATAAAGAGTTAAGTTTAACCCGTTTTAAAACATATAGTTATATTCTAATATTTATATTGATTTATAATATTATCATTAAAATATGGAACTCCCCGAAGATACCGCGATTATCGTAGATAATACAGATGTAGATGATACAGATAAAAAAATAAACATTATCGGAACTAGTTCACGTTATCAAATAAAAAAAGCAACTTATAAGTTGGAACACAATAAAGAACGCACCGATATAAAAAAAATAAATTTTCCAGATGAATATTTTATTTACGAAACTCAACTTATTATTTTACAAAATATTTACGATAATTTACCAACTATTAATTTAAATAACACTAATGTTGTTAAACAAATAGAAAGAAAAATATACGGTTATAAACACCAGGATATTGATAAAAAACAACTGGATGAAACCAAACTAATTAGTTTAAAATTAATTGTTCATAAATTAATCGAATGTAATCTCACATGCTACTATTGTTTTTGTAAAATGATGTTATTATATAAACTTGTTAGAGAACCTAAACAATGGACATTGGATAGAATCGATAATGAATACGGGCATTGTGTTGACAATATTGTTTTATCTTGTTTAGAATGTAATTTAAAACGAAGACGCACAAACCAGAATAAATTCGTATTTACAAAACAACTGAAAATTACTAGAATAGAAACTGAATAAATAAGTTATTCAATCAGAATTATTATAAATTATTATAATAATGGATTATTATGAATGGAAATGGACTAAAGGTGAACCGTATGATAAGTCTCTCAGACAATGTAACTCTGACACATCAATTTTAGAAAATAATGAATATATTAATAATGTCGAGAAGTCGGCATATTCAGCATCATTAAACCACGATGAAAACACATGGGATGTTTTAAATAACGATCGATTTACAAATAAAAAAGAATTTACAGAACAAAAATTGTCAGAACGCCAATCTATATGTCAGTCAAATCTAAATCCATATATGTGTAATAATAATTACGTAGATGATGTTGTAAACAGAGACGCTTTTTTAAAACCAGTGTCAACCTTTATTGAAAAAGAGAAATAATATTTATTTATTAAATAAGTATTTAAACAAAGTCGAATTATTAATACAATCACATTATGTTAAAACCCGTAAATTATATAACACAAAACAATTTATTATTAAATAATTTAATTGATTTCTATAAAAACGAAGATGCCTTAAATAAAATGTTAAATATTATTACTGGAGAAAATAAAATATCGTTAAGAATTGTAGATTGGTTCTCAACAAATTACGCAAAAAAATATTACACTATTTATTCAATTAATAATGACATTTCTAAAAGATTTAAGGTTTATGTCGATTATAAATTAAAATTAAAGGCTTATTCAAAACGACGATTCGACCCTTTTTGTAGATGGGATAGAATAAGTATTCCATATAAAAATAATACAAGTATTGAAACTACTATCGGACAATTAAATTTTTTTAAATGGGCAATCGAAAATAAAGTTATCGAATATATAGAACAAAACTACGATGATATAGAAACAGATATGAATTGTCGTAATAGTACATCAAGAAGAAAAGATATTGTTGACAATTCAAAAACCCGTAAAAAAAGAGAGGAATTGTCAATTTCAGCTACTAAAAGTATTAAAAAGGAAAAAGTCGAAATTGTCGTCCAGTTTAATTAGTTAATTTTATATAAATATAAATATAAATATAAAATTAATAAAATATCTATGGGTAATACTCAATCAATAAATAAAACGAATTTTGAAGATATTCAACAATTATTGTCAACAAAACCCGGACAATACCTATTAATTAATACTTTAACAATTGACGAACAATATTGTTTAATACCAACCACATTACCATACGATAAGGAAGAAACCGTTATTAACGAACATATAAAAAAATATAATAAGGATATTAAAATTATTATTTATGGAAAAAATTGCAACGACGAGACAACAATACAAAAATATAAACAGTTATATTTACTCGGATTTTACAATATATGCATTTATATAGGAGGATTATTCGAATGGTTATTACTTCAAGATATTTATGGTTCGTCTGAATTTCCAACAACTTCAAAACAACTTGATTTATTAAAATATAAATCTTAAACATTTTTTTCTCATTATCTAATAATAATGTCTGGATTAACTGGTTTTAATGTTGGATACTCAAATACATTTGGTGGTGATAATTCGTATCTAGACATATCATATATATTTAACCCTAGAACCTCAAGCACTAATGTTACAAACACAAATATGTTTTATAAACAATCAGGCGATGTTTATACCGATATATCCAACGCATTTTTAAAATCGTCAACTAATGGGGCAACTGGTATAAGTTATGAGATAATT